GTAGTCGCGCTAGTCGCGGCGTTTGTTTCACTCGTTGACGCTGCCGTGGCAGAAGTCGCAGCCGCAGTAGCGGAAGTGGCAGCGTTCGTGGCCTGAGTGGTCGCCTGTGCGACCTGGCTAGTAGCAGAGGTGTCCGTGTAGTTCTTAGTCGCAGCGTCTTGCGCCGAAACCGGATCACCTAGTCCGGTGATCTTATTCGTACCGCCAGCGAGGTCGCCACCCAGCGTGGCAGACGTGAGCGTCTTATTCGTTAGCGTCTGAGTCTCAGTCTCACCAACAACATTAGATGAAATAGCGATGCCGTGGACGCTGTTCGTTGAGTCCTCGTGTTGGCGAGACTCACGAAAATCACGACCGCTAAAACCGTGCTCTACCTGTGCGCCCGCAGAGTGGGCGACGGCAGTGGTGGAATCAACGCCACGAGTGATCGTGAGGATAGTGCCGGAGACGTTGGTACATTCAACGAGTTCCTCATCAACCGTGTCCTTGTCAATAATGACCGTAAAGGGGTAACTGGTTGGGTAACCCGAAGCCAACGCCACAGTGATAGACGTGTCTGTTGAGTTAATGCCACTGACGAGCGTTGTCTTTCTCGCCGTCGATGAATAAAAACGTGTCTGCGCCATGTCTACCTCTCGTAATGTGCGCGGATCGGATTCTCAGCCTGCTGCTGACGACGGACCTCTTCAAGGCGAGTCCGATACAAACCCAGCAGGTACTTACCAAGGCGTTCACCCGCGCCAATAGGACGCATGTTCGCCGCAAGATCAGCGGTTGCACTCAATCCACTAACCAGTGGTGTTTCAAGGTACGGCACCATACGGTACGCAGCACCAAGACGCACAACATCAATCGCACTATCTGGTAAACCGGTAGCACTAAACAAATCAGTGTCTGCCGACAATGGCTGCGGGGGACCAGCCGTGCGCACATGAATCTGCTGCCCTGGTACCGGCTGCTCGTACAGGCTCAAAGACGGACCACCTGACGTGTACGGTCGAAGTTCGTACTTACGGATAGGAACAAACTCAAGAGAAGGACCAACCTGCTTACCCGCCACTCGAAGAACGTGACGTGCGTTTGTGTTAGTCAAAGTAAAGTTTACTTTAGTTGGGTCAGCCGTAAGGAACTCGTCAGTAATAGCAAACAAGTCGGGGTAGACAGCACTTATGCTGTCGTTCACGGCCTGACGAACACTGAACCTAGGAAACTGAGGGGAGGAAACCACTCGCGTACCAGCAGAGTGCGTGGCAGCGTCAGTGCCACGAAAACCACGACCGTATGGAGGGATAGTCATAGCCTGCGAAGCGCGGTCAACATTGTCTACCTGGATAATTTCGTAGCCAATCTCAACAACACCACGAGAAATACCTGATGCGTCGTTAATCGAAGCCGTCAAGTCAGTAGTGTTTAAACCGCCCAGAAGATACGTGGACTGATCCTGCTGGTTAGTGAAGCCAGACAAGTACAAGAGAGTGGAATCAACCACGTTACCCAGGGTAGTGCTCATGCTCCAGCCGCCTTAATCGCCGCCATCGACGCTTCGTGGGTGCTCTTCGCTGGCTGCAATCCCATGCTCTTAGCGCGAGCGTAACTCTTTAAATCCCGGTTAACCGTTGCAGCCCAATTACCCGCGTAACGGAAGTTAGCGTTACGGGCGCAAGCCCCCCACGACCCACAATCCTGGGTAGGGCAACCAGTCCTGCATTTACTCATTGTCTAAACGTCCTCAATGTAGGCACTAAATCCTGCAGAAGTAATTTCTGTTACCTGCGCATCCGTCAACTCGTGACGATGACCACCCAGGTAATAAGAGTCCGCGAGTCGAAGTCGCTCAGCAGACGGGAATGAAACCAGTGACCCAGAGCCACTTTCGATTAATAGAGTCTTAGGAGTTTCGGTAGTAACGAACACACCAAATAAAGCGTCAGTCGCGTACTTTTCAGTAATTTTGGGAGTGCTAAGAATCTTCACTAAATCTCCATAACGCAGGAGGGGCCGACCAGAGCCGACCCCTCCTGTGTGTTATACTTAGGGTTTAGGTTGGGTTGACACCAATCGTTGAACCCGAAGTGATCTTGCGCATCGCTTCTGTGCGATACAATGCCCAGCCGCAAACTGAATACCAGCCTACCGGACGGAAACGAGAAAGTCGATCCACAACCGGACCGAGTTTCACGGACGGCTCAACGGCGCACGCCTCAGCGAGAGCCTGCTGGCCCACGATGAACGTGCTGTACTCGTCTTCGCCGCCGGTAGCAGTAGCAGTTGCTACAGGAGCGCGGGATGTTTCGATGACGTAGGTGCCACCGTAAACGCCCGTGGTCTGGTCAAGGATGGCCCCGACGTTAGGCTCCGTGTGCTTGCGAATGTCCTCAAAGGACAACGCGCCGGTTTCGCTGCGAAGATCAAACGCAACGTCCGGGTGCATGTAAGCCGCGTAGAGTTGGCCTTGGCGCGGAACCACATTGTCGCCACGCAACTTAGCAACTGCCTTACGGATGTTGGTGCCACCAAAAGTTGCACCGTCAAGGTCTTCGGTCTGTCCGGCAGATGCGCCGTTCAGAACCGCAGACACAACCGAGTCAAGGCTGTCGATCATGTTGAACGCGATGATGTTCCCGATTGCCGGGTCCACGTCTGCAAATGCAGTCTCCTGCACGTACCGGGTGTTAACGACAACGTTGCCGTACTCTTTGAGCACAACACTCACCTGGTCAACGTCATCCAGAGCAGCCGCGTCAAGGTCAGTCACCTCAGCAAGAGGAGTCGTGGCCTTAGCGAGGTCGTTGTACAGCGAAAACGTCACAGCGTAACCAGGCATAGCCTGCTGTACCGGACGCTTATCCGCTAGGTCCCGGAATACAACCTGGGACCTCAACTGGAAATCAACCATCTTGTCATATGCACGCGCAACCAAGTCGTCAAAGCCTGTGCCCGTTCCACCTGCTGCGAGTGTGCTACTAACCGTCGGCGGCGTCTTGATGGACGCACCGGAGTTAGTTGCGGAGTCGATAAAATTATCAGCCATTTTTGCGATTCACCCCCTTAAAGGGTTTAGTAGTGATTGGTTTATTTAACCGGACCATTCGGATTGCCGAACAGTACCTCGTTTAGTTCCTCTTGAGAACCAGCCGCTTCTATGCGGCTCATAATGTCTCCCGCGCTAGCGGCAGGAGTATGTGAGGTCATGTCAGCCATTCGACTGGCGGCCTGGACTTCCTCAGAAGATTCCTGAGGACTGCCCGCACTAATTCCAAGAATGTCAGCGTTTTCATTAATCCACGCATTAACATCCTCAGTAGTTACTACCTCGTTAGGCATGAACTTCGACATGCGAGCATCCAAGCCGTTCGCGGTCAATGTGCCCTCAATGACACTATTCCGATTAGCGGTTGAAAATTCTTCAACCTGCTTGCGAAGTTGCTCAATCTCTTTTTGCTTAGCCTTGTAAGCCTTGCGCAATTGTCGAACAACATCTGTACCTAGATCGTCACCCAGGTTGTCAATATCGAACTCGTCATTTTCTGACACGGTGTTTCTCCCTATCTCTTCTATATGAATCGCCAGCCACAACAAGCACTTGGGGGAGTGCCGTTGGCTCTGACTACCGGGCTGATACTCGCTAGGGGCCGGTGGGTCCTAGTCGGTGTGGACGAGGTGGGAGTCGAACCCACGTACCCTGACCTACCCTCGTGGGGTTTTAAATCAGGGTCTATCCAATTCTCGCCCTAGCGGTTAATAACCACTGGTGCGGCTTAAGGTGCTAGAGGTTACCCCCGACCTTCCGCCGAAACGTGCTCGCTCGCGGGACCTTAATCCCCGAACCTTTTTTGAAGCGGACTGGTCTAGGTTCGCGCTAGCCAGCAAAGCCTCACTGTCAGTTAGTTCACTGCCTTCGATATCTGCGAGGCGAGAAACCTCGTCCCGCAGTTCTACCGCGCCATCAATAGTTTGTTGATACTGACCGGGGAGCAAGTCACCCGCACCTGCAATATCAGCCATGCGACTAGCGGTAGTCTCGTTAATGTTTAATTCTTGTCGTGCAGCCTGAGCACCTATCAACGCAGTGTTAGCAATCTCATTAACCCTAGCCATAGTGCGATCAGGGTCAAGAACGTACTCTGTCAACGTTGTCGTGTCAATACCGTAGTAATCACGTAGAGCAGCGGCCTCAAGGTTATCCGGGCTGGAAACTAAGCGAGCGGCATCACCGATGCGAGCCTTAACCTCGTTTACGCTAACACTGTAGTCAGCAACCAGTTCAGCGATAGAATCAAACTGTACTTGCGTACCATCCGTGCCTAAAAAGTCGCGCATCCCTGCTTCACGAAACACCTGCCGGTAATCCCGCTCAAGATTTAAATATTCGGTTTCGTTGCGAATATCCGTTACTCCTTGTTCACGCAAACGAATAAAACCAACAAAGCGTTTCTTGTACGGCTCAAGGGTACGCACCTCAGCAGTCAACACTTCAGGCTGGTTACCGTAGTCCCGAACCAGTCGGTCAATCTCCCCGATCAAATCCTCCATGCCACCCCAGGACGAAAACATGTCCTGCAAAAAAGCCCTAGCAGCCTTGTTTTTACGTACTGTATCTGGGTCAGGACCCGTAGGAGCGGCTGCTGTAGTAGTCTGGTTACCACCACCACCTCCACCACGGACCGTCAAAGCAGCAGCAAGGTCCGCAGTTAAACGATTGACAATTCCTTGAGCCTGAGCCGCTGCTGGGTGGTTAACGTCCACCATCCGCTGGTGACGAGCGATGGACCCTTGTAGGTTCCTGATGTACTGTTCATGTGCTGCACTCATTATGCGTATCCAAACAGTTTAGCGATAGTATTAGCAGCGGAAACGTAGGTTTCCCGACCATCAGGACTGTACTGCCACTCATCCAACTGGCGTATCTCCTTCTCCGCTTCATGAAGAGTGCGAGCACGGAACGTGCCGTCCGCGTTCTGCACCGACATGATACGCTGCATAGTAGGATCGTCTACGCTCATGTCCGGTTTGCCCAGCATCTTTTCGGTCAAGCCACGATACGGGTCCGCCAGGGTGTTAATGTCCTTACCGTTGCCGATAGGGTCAGACCACCCGGGGTACTTACCCGCCATGTACATGTTACGAATCTCTTGTTTCACTTGATCCATTTGCTTCTCACCAGCAGTAAGTGCGTAAACGTACTGGTCAATGGCGGTCTGCGACATATTAATGCCGTTTAGGTTAGACCAGTCCTTTAACTGGGTGGCAAACTTACCCAGGTCGCCGCCCACGTTACCTTCACCCAGGACCAACTCAGCCAAAGGAAGCAGATGCTCACGCACCTCAGTTGCTTCCCAGTCCTCAAGGAACGCTTGACGTGACATGTCAGCAATTTGTTCCTGCGACAAAGTGAAGCCCATGCGAGTGGCTTCG